ATTGTTATACCTAAGTATTATCCTAGTTCCAAAAGTTGTAGCTCTTGTGGTTGTATTAATAATAATTTAAAATTAACTGATAGAGAATACAATTGTCCTAACTGTGGTTTAACCTTAGATAGGGACTTAAATGCTTCTCTTAATATATTAACTAAAGGCTTGGAACAAGCCTGATAACCTTAGAGTTATCTTGAAGCCTCACTTAGAGGTAGTTCACTCATTATAATGGTTTGATTTTGTTATTTACTTTTATTTTACCCTTCTTCCACAAATCTCTTAAATAGTGAAAGTTTATCCTCTGGAATAGCGTCAAAGAATGATACCTTAAGAAGTCCATTATCATAATCCATTGAATAGGCTCCTACATCTAAATTCTCAATAAACTCCTCTACTACATCTAAATCATCGCTATCGAGGTCGTTAATGTAAAACTCTGTAGTCTCATCTATTCCTACTACTTTTGCTGGCTTCTTCTTTTCATCAATCACAACTATATTATTCTCCTCTGGTAAATCCTCATCTATCAAAGACTGTAGAATAACTCTATCTTGAAACTGTTCACTTACTACTGGTTGTCCACCTCCTCTCTGTAACTTATCTATCCCTAATTTCTCAAGTATCGCATTAACTAGTAAAGTGTAGTATTGTTGGATTTGAGATGTGAGGTTTCGTGGCAGGACTCCATTTGATCCGTGATTAGCCTTATTGATTAATTTTGAAAGTTGCATACCTATTCTAGTGATCTCTCCTGAACCCGCTCTTGAAAGTCCCAGAATAGTGTTTAAATTTCCTCCTGATTGTGACATCTGACTCTTAGCGAGCATTATCATCCTAGTTAGCTCTGAAGAAACATATGTGACAACTGTATTAATTTCGCTCTGTGCTGTATCTGGTTTTAAGCTTCGAACATACTTTCTAACAGACATCATGAGGAACCTAAATTGATTCTTGATATCCATGCTCATATATCCGATAATAGCCTTCATATTTAAGTTTACACTGGCAAATTCTCTTGTCTCTGCTCCGTTGTCTTCAAAGTCTTCACTCTTAAGGATTCGTCTCATTTCAGTCTCAGAGTCTACATTAGAGGAAAATCTCCTATCTTCAACCTTTGCTTCTCCGCTATCTAAAAGCTCGGTTATCTCTTCGTCTGTATATCTTTTGAACTCCATAATCCTAATATCCGTATTCCTCTAATTTTGACATCAATCTATTGTAGCTATCTTTGACGTCATCTGGTGAATCGGCAATCTCATCATGTAATATCACCATACACTCTTTCTTTGGATGGAAGTCTAACCCAAGTGAATCGGAAAGCATTCTAACCGTTTCTTCTTTGTTGTTATCATCTATTCTGAAAGTGTATTGTACGGAATTATCATCATTAGAGAATACCTTTGTGAAGCTTCTAGAGTGTAGTTTAAATCCACTATCTCTCTTAGCTTTAATTGTTACTTCTATCATATCTCTAAAATATATTCTGCATTATACTTATTTGTGCTGCTCTAGCTTTATCATCCATAACCGACTCTTTTGTATATAACCCTTGAAGCATGTCTATCTGTCTGCCCATGGATGATTTTAGGGAGAGTGATGCTGCGTGTTCAAGATCCTCTGACATATTAAGCAAACAGGAAGCAACAGCATCAGCAAGGTCTTTACTAAATTTACCTCCTCCTGCAACAGTTGAACCTCCGGAATTAGCGTTAGAAATGTGATCTATCTTACCGTCTATGTATTGTAAGTAAGTTAATTCATTCTTAAGCCATTTCGAACTAGGTATCTTAACTCTGCTTGTATATATCATGTTCTTTAAGTTGTTATACCCTACATCTGTTCTATCTAGTGAAATGTATTTTGTCGGTATCTTTAAGTGTTCTAATTCCTGCATTAAGAGCTTACTTTGAAACTGGTCACAACTTACTCCACCAATCTCATAGTTTTTGTTAAGCTCCATGATTAGGTCTTTTATTTTAGCTAGTGAGGTTTCCTGTCCTGGTTTTCTTCCTATCCCGCATACTGTATTAATTATAAACGTAGGCTCTTTCATCTTAGGGTTATTAGGGAAAGGATAAATATACTCGTCAAAATATCCAATCGCTATACCCGCTAAGTCGTTTGAAGTTGCTAAGTCGAGTCCTACATATACTACTTTATTTTTTGGTATTCTAGATAGTGAGGTGTCAAGTTGTGAATATATCCTGTCCTCATTATCGTAAAAATCCACCTCTATTACATCTTTATTTAAATGCGGGAGGTTGAATACTTGAGATAACTTAGATTTGTCCTTAAAGAAATATCCTCCTCCCAGTTCATGTGTAACTCCTGCGTGGTCTCTTAAAGCTTTTGCGGTGTTATTCATGAAAGGTACTCTAAGCTCTTCAGGTACTCTTATGACTTTATCTTTATCGAATTTAGGGTCAAGGTTCTCCGGTTTAAAGCTATCTGGAAACACAAAAGGATCATTCATCTGGTCTCCGCAGTAAACATAAAACTCTCCCTCAACAAAGTATCTCCCTGGTAAATGTTCCTTAGCTTTCCACTCACTCATCTCTACATTATAAATATCAGGGTTTGTAGATAGAAAGTCGTTAACTACTGATACTCCTGATTCTGATGGTGATGAGTCGAGTACAATTAAAGTGAAGTATTTTCTAACATGACCAAAACGCCCGGTAACCCTTCCTATTAGTGATTCAATGGCACCTTTAGCTCTAGCGTAGTTATCCCAGAAGTTTACCTCCGAAAGTACTGCACAAATAAGGTCACCCCCTAGAATTGATTTGATGTTCCTCTCCCCACCGATCTTGTAGTCTAGTATATTGTGCGATACCATTCCAGATTTCCAGTAAGGTGATTGTTCTTTGATAGTTGCTAGTGGTTCTTTAAAATCGGATATTGTTTTCTCCATCTTTGTGTGAACCAGACCCATAACCATCTCCTTACCAGTCATCCCCCTTATAAAATCCTGGTTATCTAGGTGGTTAATTCTACACTCTACATACGACATCATAATAGTTGAAACCGTAGACTTCCCGCAACCTAAGGCACATGAAAGTGTAACTATAGGGTGTCCAATGTGTAATCTTGTTGGGAATATATCTTCAAGTACTGGCATCCACGCTGGGTATAAAGCCTTACCTGACATCCCGGTTTCTTTAAGCCCTAAGTAGTCATTATCCATTAAATAAGTGCTAATCTTAGGTGGTAGTTTTCTGTAACCGAGTATTTTAGCTAATGCTTTCATCTCATCTGTTACATCATCGTTAGAGAAATGGTCGTTTAGCCATCCTCCATATTTAGCCCTTAGTTCTTCATCTGTTAAATGCTCGTCCTCAGGCTTCTTACTTCTTGCTGGGTGGTTACTTATTCCCATAATCTCATTCATTTATAAGCAGGACAACGAGGGGGCGAACCCCTGCTGTCACTATTGTTATTTACTTTAAAACTCAAGAACATCATTTGTCAGGCGAATAACCAATACGTCCGTTAATAGTGTCGATACGTATGGTTCTAAACCTGGATCTAGTTCCTCTATTGTTTCTAAAATTTCCTCTTGATAATCTGCTACAGACTCTCCTCTTACCTCTATTGCATTAATGTCAAACAAGCTCGTGAAAGTGAAGTCTGCATCCTTATAGATTTTTCTGAGTTCTTTAATTAGGCTGTTATGATTAGGTTTTATATTTGAGGATTGGTTATTATAATTTACAACTGGAACAAATGTCTCTGGCCCTAGTATGATTTGTGCCCCGTCTGGATACTCGAAAAGTTCTCTGCCATCTCCTATGCTGTCGACCCTTTTCAAATATAATGATTGTGGTCTTGTCTCTTCTCCTTCTGACGGCTGTTCCTCTCCCTCTCCCTGTGGCGGCATTGGTTCTCCTCCTTCTTCTTGATATTCTTCTTCTGGCGGATAACCCTCTTCTCCTGGTGGCGGACCTTGTTGCTGTTGTTCCTCCATTGCCTTAGCTTCTTCCTCTTTCTTCTCCCTTTCTATATTGTCAGCTTTAATATCTTCTAAGTCCATACCCTTGTCAAGCTGTCTGATGAGTCTTTGTCTATCCTCGTAACGTGCATTTAATCCTTCTGGCTCACGCGAGGGAGAGTAACCTAAGAATACATCTAAAGCTTCTCTAGGGTCAGTTACCTTAGCTAATTTACTATCCCAGAGTTCTAGAGTCATTTGGTGTGGTATTCCCTCTTTATAAAGTTTAGGAAGACCGTTATACTCTATTACTGAAAGATTACCGTCAAAGTACCAATTAAAATACTTAAGTCCCTCAGCTTCGACTCTACCCTCTAGTGTTTTGATCGTGATATTACCTCCGTCTGATTTCTTAGTATTATCGATCAATTCTGCGAAGTATTTACTCCCTTTAAACGAAATCTTTCTCTTCATTGTACTTCTGGGTTTAATTTTCGTTTTTCAAATTTTTAACTAGCTCTATTAGTTCTTCTCTAGTTAAGTTTTCAATTCTAGCATCTAACTTCTTTGACTCTAAATAGTGAGCGTAAGAAAGTATAGCGTGGTTATCTTCGCCTAGAACTTTACTTAATATTTTAGAGAACCAAGTACCTGTTTTATTTAGCTCACCCTCTACCTCTAAAGCACCTGTTGAAGATGAGATAGTGATGTCGGGTTTTGAAAATAGGGTGTCTTCCTTAGAGGTTATAAAGTCTTCTAGGAATTCCCCTGCTATTACATTACCTAAAATATCTATGGCTACAGCTACTCTCATGCATAAATAAGATATCACGAAAAGTATACTGAGTCCAAAATTCTTAAGCATGGTTAGAAACGGATTAACTTTACATTCCTTAGCATACTTCCCTATAGTGTAAATAAATCCTACAGGTAAAAGTATTGTAGCTATAACTATGGATGCAAGTAAAGCTATTGGTCCGCTTATTAATCTCTTTATCATTATATAGACTGTATTTTAGTTGCCATCGTAGACCATCCAGAATCAGCTTTATAATTCTCAACTTGGTCAGCTGGAACTTTAATTACATCATCTTGATTTCCCTTGAATTTAAACTTAGAGAATTCAAGCACTCCCGGATATTCTATAGTAAGCTCCATTTTCCCTTCAGTAGTTGCACCAACAAATCCAATTTCTCCAATCTTATCTGAAGTAATCCAAGCTGGTAGTTTAACTTTAAGAATTGAATAGTCATCAGATGGATTATATTGACTTTTTGTTTTAGTTGAATCTACCTTTAAGGATATTGAATTAAGGTTAGCTAATGCTTCAGTTACATAATCAAATAAACTATTGTAATCTGAATTGTAACCTGAAGTAATATCTATAGAAGTTAACTGACTCCAATCATCGTTATCTTTTAATGTTAAATTCTCAATTCCAGTATAGTCAGGTAATTTAAGGTTAATAGAGCTAATCGGCATTAAGTTATTCTTAGTACCATCTATAGACTCCTTAGATCTTAATCTTCCCGCTTGAATAGTCGTTGAGTACTGTTGACGTTGCCCCTCACTATTGGACTCTGGGAATATATTAAGGAAGTTCTTGAATTGGTTTAATGTACAAGTATGGTCGCTAAGTGTATCTATTTTAAGCTTAGGATCACTATTGCTTCCATAATAACTTGAACTACCACCATCAGTAGACATGTTACTTAAAACTGAATGGAACTGCTTATCCGCTGCTTTTCCATTGTAGTTTCCATTTATATCTACAGTTAGTTTAGTATACTCTAGTCCTTTTAATAGTGAACCTAGGACAGCGGACTGTGAACTTACATCCTCACCTCCAAGAGAAATCGGCAATACACTTACCTCAGTGATAGTAGTAGAGTTGTTTAATTCCTTCAATAGTTCATTACTCATCTGTGGGTTTGGCATATTAGCTTGGGATCCTCCCGCAGCAAATATTATCTTTCCACCTACTTCAGAAGCATCTATTAATTTTCCAATATTATCCTCTCTCTGGAAGAACTTAATTAATCCTGTATAACTACTTACAGAAACGCTATTATCCTTAACTTTGAATTTAAGCCCATCGATATTAACATCACTGCTTAATGGGGTATCTCTAGTTGAATAATCAACACTGCCTCCTGTATTACTATTTACAACCAACTCTCCAGAAATCTTCTTAACCTTACCAAATAACTCACTTGGAGATTGTAATACGTCTGCTACTTTTAAGAACAAATTAAGGTCTGTAGCGTCTGTTGAAGTTCCTGAAGCTTTGATATTAATTCTCTCAAGTACACTATCTGGATCCTCTTGAGCGGTTAAAACTCCATTATTATTTTGAAGTAATTTTTCTACCTGAGATTTGTTAGTAAAGGTGATTTCAGTTACTTTGCCGTAATTGCTTAATTTAACTCCTGGGAATGTAGATGGTAATTCTAAGCTTCCTGTAAAGTTGAATCTACCATTTACTGGGTCTATCTTTGTAATTCTCTGAAGATCTGACTCAGTTACATCATAAATAAGTCCTGAGTTAAAATTCGCTACTGAACTAAAGTCTGGATACTCAGTTGTTGTAGTTGGGAATTTAATCTTCTTAACATTTTGTAGAGCTGGTTTAGTCTGAGCCGTCTCTAAGTTAATTGAATGAGAGCCGCTTAGATCTAGTAATTCAATCTCTGCTCCTTTTGTTTGTTCATCTGTATAGGAGTTAGCTGTAGTACTTGTAACATATCTCTTAATTTTACTTCCTAATACAAACGGTGAAATAGCCTGTGAAGATGGGTTTAGTGAAGAGTATCTATTTAAGTCAAATGTATCAATATCTGCATAAATGGAACCTCCCTCCCAACTTGCTATAGAAATCTCACTTTGAATACTTGTTACTGGGAATTTACCGTGGAATGCTCCTTGATGTAGAGACACACTTCCTGGATGCCAACTTCCTGCTACATCTCTAATTTCAGTAATCTCAGCTCCTTTAAATACATTCTTAGGGAAATCTGTTGTGTTAGCGGGGATCATTCTCACCTTACTATCCATGAACATTCCCTCTGTAAGTTTACCTTCTAACTCTCTAGGTACTTCTGAAATCGCTGACCCTTTGAATAGATATTTCCCGTAAGTTCTAGTTTCTTGTGCCCATGTATTTGGAAATTCGAATCTAGTAAGTGGGTATCCTTCAAGTGAGTAGTCTTTAAGATTTACTAGTGAGTTTGGTAATTTAATACTTGTATAGTTGATTGGATTTATAGAACGGAAATTAGGAAGCCACTTTTCAGGTAGTTCTGTTATTCCTTCTTCTAAATCAATCGTTATCTTAAAAATTTGTTCGTTACTAGGCTGACCTAAATTGTTCTTTACCTTATAAGCTCTTTCAATGGTTCCTAGTGGTATGCCCCTACCAGTTGAATCGGTTACATACATATTGAAAACCCCTGCTTCTGGTAATTGAACGAAATAAGTTGAGCTTGGTTCTAGTACACTTGGTAATTCGCTAACTATATACTCCATGTTCCGATTCTTTGGTTAGTTATTGTTGATGGTTTAAATGTGATAAGCTGAGTGTTCTTTACTACATATATCTCAGTCAAATCTCCCTGTGCATTCTTAACGTAATATGTACCGTCCTTAGCTCTGTCGATTTCATCTTTACTATTCACTATAAACACAGTCTCTTTTGGAGGTTCTGGTGTAGCTAGTGTATGATCGAATCTATGTCCACCTAATACAGCTATAATCTTCTTAATTGAATGTGAAACTGCATCTAGTAGGAAATATACCTTATCACCAGTATCAGCGAGAATAACCTGTGACTCTGATGTAATAAGCTCTACCTCTTTCTTTTCTGTTGGTTGTGGTACAGGCGATGGTGATGGTACATTTGGTTGTGGAGTAGGAACTGGCCCAGGAGTATTATTGTCTGTAGTTGGGATGCTAAGTGTATAAATAACTCCTTCCTTAACTACATATACTTCCTCTACCTTATCTGCTACTCTTTTATAATATACTCCCTCTTTGTTTGGATCTACGTCAGCTTTACTTGCTACTAGATTAACTGAAGGGCTTATAGTTTGTACTCCCCCTGTTCTTGCCTTTATTTCTAGATCATCTTTTGTTGGGTTGTAGACGATCATAATAGACTCATCAAGGTGGAATCTATTGTTCTTTAATGAAACTACTGAGTCCTTATTGTCGTTATCCACTCTCCCCGGTACACTTGGCTGTTGAGGCTGTGGTACTTGAGGTTGTTGTGGAGATGGCGATGGACGGTAGTTATGTGAAAAATTATTTAACGGCATGCCTATCTGTTATTTTATTATATTATTTTTGGAGGAGTCTGGATTATTTCTCTAACTCCCAATCGGTTGCTTCACTTAAATACATCCCTTTGTTTTCATATCCAGCTAAACTCTCCTTACACTCTTTCTGCGTAACGATAAGTAGCCCTAATTTGAAAAGCTCGTTAATGTACTCTACTTCAGACGGGAATTTAGATTTATTTATTTTAAGGACTTCAGCGAGTATTTTAACTTGATCATAAGAATAGCTAACGTAACGAGTTTTATGTCCTTGTATACGCTCATCCTTAATCTTCTCTGTTTTCATCACTCCCTCAGTCTCATTCCAAACTTCTACTTCTTCTTCTATCTCTTTAAAACACGTATCGACAATTCTAAGGGTATAAGTTTGGGTAGAGGGTCTGTTTATGATCTCCTCTATCTCCATTCTTATAAATCCCGCTTTAGCCTCACCGAAAAACAGTTCTTTATTTGATCTAATCGCTATCATCTTATTACTTTAGAATTGCTTTTATGTATACTCTTTTAGGGTTAACACCTCTCGCTGAAAACACATTAGCTTTCTCTGGTAATCTAAGGTGGTTCACTCCGTTCTTTTGAATTAATGCATCTTGAGGGTTAACTGTTCTTACTATAGTGTTGTTATCATATACTACAGTGAACTCTTGAACCTCTAAAATGTTATCTATATTCGGTATGTTTCTGATTAGTACAGTTTGAACATCTGGCTCACTTGCTCCTAACCTTGAGATATCTAAATTATTACCCCAAGGGAACCAGCTGTCAATTACATAATCATCTACTCCTAATTTTATTTCAGAAACATGTGGTTGCCATTCAGTAGCTTTCGTTCCTCTTTCAATCTTATACTTTCTAACATCTATAGCTAATCCTGGTACGTTTGCATTAAATCCACTCCAATCCGTATCATTAGTCCAATTCTCTCTCTTAAGTCTAGTCCAAACATTAGGCGGTACATTTTGACCCCAGATTGTTATGCTGCTTGTGTGAGAGTGTCTAAAGTCCATTGATATAGAGTAGCCCCCTTTGTTAGTATCAGGTATCTTCTCTAAATTACCCATATTGAATCCGTAAACTCCAACTGGTGTATCTGAAGCTGGTGTATATCTAACAAAGTAACCTGTAGCATCTGATAAAACTTGAGCTGTTCCAGATTTAGCTGAGTTAGGTGTAAACATAGGTGTAGCTGTTCCTTTTGCTAGGTTGTTTATTCCTATTACGATATTCTCTATTTTGCTATCAACTTGAGCTTTAGAATATCCATCTACTGCAGCACCTCCACCTGAAACTACTCCAAATTCTAAAATCTTCTCTGTTATAAATCTTGCTAATTTTCTATGCCCCGCTTTATTCGGATGCAGACCATCTGAATAGTATAATTGGTGGTTGAAGTTTGTAAATCCTACCTCTCTTGTATCGATATATTTAAGACCATAAAGTTTTGCTATTTCAATTACCCTGTCTGCATACTTATCTACTGCTGGATTTAAGTCTAACTCTGTACCTGCACTAAACGCTTTAATAGGGGTAAGTAGAACCACCTCTGCCTTAGCATGTCTCTTAAGCAGCTTCTCTAGGTATAATTGATATGCTCCTGTGAACTCTCTAAAATTAACGTTATTATTATCCCAAGTTCCTAGACTTCCTTTTGGTTTGATTGTACCTAAGTTATTTCCAAGTGTAGGGCTTCCATCATTCCTTAAATCATTAGCCCCCATTAAGATGAAGATGTAGTCGCTATCCTCTGCTAATAATTCAGTTCTACCTAAAGTAACATTATAGTAAGACCCATCAGTTAATTTGGTAGCCTGCATTGTTGTACCAGAAATAGCGTCTATACTTCCCTTAGTACCTCCTGTAAGCTGTAATAACTGACCTACCCAAGTATCATTGAAAGTATATCCTGTAGTAGTGTTATATTCAGTTGAGTTTTCTCCAAAGTTAGTTATTGAGTCCCCTACAAATGATAACTTTTTAGCTGCTAATTTGTTTACCGCATTTGGAACTGGAGATGGTGTACTTTTCTCACCTACAGCATCCATTGGTACTACATTTACAGACCCATCATGATTCATTACCATTACTTTAGCTCTGGATGTATCTGCAAGGTCTAGTGTGTATGTTGTATTTAAATTAAGCTTACCATTGATCGTTAGGAATCTATCATTGAAGTTACCATAGATCAAACTCTGTGAAATGTCGGTTCTTGTTGTTTTTGAGTTATGAATTGCTAGTAGTCCGTCTTGAGATCCAGCGGGTATATTAATATGTTGTCCTATAATTATAGAGTTAGCCAAATTAGTTAACCCTCTAGCTGTGAAGTTGAAGTTACCGATTACTAAGTTGTTATAACTCCTGTATTGCATGTTAACCCCTGAAGCACAACCTATAAATACACTCCCAACAACTCTGGTGCTACTTGCTGTTAATAGAGCTTTAGAACCGATTAAGACTGATGCTGCATTAGCTGATATTGTATTATCCCCAGTATTAAAGTTGAATAAGTCTGGAGCTGCCCATTTCTGTTTCCCTGTAAAATAATCCTCGAATATAGGTGAAATTCCAGTTATATCATCTTTTCCTTTTCTTGCAGCTGTGTGAAGTCCATTTCCTGCGTCTGCTCCAATAATAGTTAAGGATGTACCCTCTGTTAAATTAGTCCCAGAGTTTACCCCTATGAATGTGTTATTGTTTCCAGATACCTGTTTATTCCCTGCGTAAGCTCCTAAGTAAGTATTGTGTTTACCTGATGTTAGTTCATTTGCTGCTCCAACTCCTACCCAAGTATTAAATGTGTTAGTTCTGGTTTTTATCTTCTCTTCCTTATAAGTACCGAATCCAAAGTCATAAGAAGGGTAGTAAGCACCTATTGCAGCACTATTATTCCCTTTCTTTGGATTTGAACCGTAGTAGAATTGTATTGGCTTTCCTGCATAATCTCCTTCAGCTACTATATCTTTTAAGGAACTAACACTTGAACTACCGCCCCCAGCTCCACCTACAATAGCTATAGCCTTACCTTTCGAGTCTGTTATAAGGGATTTAGCTTCTGTTTCTGAGGTTTGGTGTATGTATATTGTATGTGGGTCATTTCCTGTACTTCCTGCTACTGGCGATGTTCCCGATTTCTTTATTAATTTATACTTTATTTTATTCTCTGCCATTTCTCTCCAAGTTTATCATTCGAAATCATCTCCCGAAACTGTATCTTCAGAGAGTAACTTTTTCCAAGCGGCAACATCGATATCAGAAGAAGTAGCTTTAAGAACTCCCTCTATACCTACCTGCCCCTTTATTTCAGAAGTAGTGATACCAAGTTTAGTCTTCCAAGCATCTACATCGATCTCACTAGAAGTTGCTTTAAGGATTGGATTAAGATCTGCTGCTGGTGGTGGTGACATTACGTCTAATACCTCTTTCCACTTAGTTACATTGATCCCTTCTGCATTTTGTTTAAGCTCATTTAATCCTAATCTTTCCTTTAACTTTTCAACATCAATATCAGTTCCATCTTTCTTAGCTAACTCCTCAAGACCTAAATTCAATCTCCTCTTAAGTGCTTCAACGTCTATATCTGATGCATCCTTATTAGCTAGTTTATCAATGTCAGAAATACCCAGCTTATCTTTCCAGAGTGTAACTGAGATATTTTCACCATTAACTCCGGCTTTCTGTCTTAAGTCTAATTGAATTTCCCCTTTGAGTGTATTTAGGTCATTCCTATCAGTCAGGTTAGTTGTATCTGGAATATTTAGTTTGCTTCTCCAATTATCTACATTAACTCCCTCTGCGGTATCCTTAAGTTTGTTAAAAGCCTCACCATCAGCGTATTTTAACTTAGTAGCCCATGATGATGTATTTATTCCTTCTCCCGAGCTGTAGTTATTCTTTAGTTCTTGGAAGTTTGTTATTAGTAAATTTAGTGAGTCATCTGATATACCCAAGACTGATCTCCAAGTACTCACATCAATATTACTTGCATCAACTTTAGCTAAAACTGTGGTATCTATTCCAAGTCTATTTCTTAAAACTTCTACATCAATATCATAACCACTTTTACTTGCTAGGCTTCTGATTGCATCTAAAAGCTCATCTCTCGTTACTCCTGAAGATGGTTGAGAATTATTTATAACCCCCAGTCTCTCTTTAATTTTTTCAATGTCGATATCTGAACCGTCCTTCTTGGCTAATAGATTTAACTCAAGGATATTTTTAAGGTAAGATAGGTCAACATTTGTAAAGTCTTTGTTAGCTAGGAATGAAGAAAATACAGCATAGTTTAAGTTGGTACCATCTATATTTAATTTCTTAGCTAGCTCTTGCATAACCTGAGAATTGGATCCACCACCAGAGTTACCTTCCCTAGCGGATATAATTAGATCGTCTTTAATCGGGTCATAAACAATCATTACCGACTCATCCAAGTGAAACCTATTGTTGATAAGAGAGACTGTGGAATCAAGCTTATCCTCTTCTTCTGTGATTTCTGGTTGAGGGGTCTGACTATTATTATTATTTTGTTTAGTCTCCTCTATTTCTAGTGAGCTCTGGTAAACACTCGTATCTGGTATATATGAATGTCTGATAATCTTCTTTGCCATTGCTCTTTCTTTTATTATTTATTTTAGTTTTTGTTCTCGTTCAATATTGTCTCATTCAGTTTTCTTAGTACTCCCATAGTTGCCTCATCTTTTCCAGTAAGTCTAAGTTTATCATCACCTCTAGAAATCTCTCCTGACAATCTTTGAAGTTCTACATCTGAATGCTCTATCTTAATTTCTTCGTATACTTGGTTGATCTTAGTCATGTAATCCAGAAGTTTGTCTATCATTACATATCTATCTTGAATCGGAACATCATTACCTAAAGGCTTACTAATCTCATCTACAAGTCCAGCTATAGTAATCATAAGCCTCTGGTAAATTACTAATCTGAATCTGGAATAAGCCTCACTCAAGTAAACCTCAAATACCTGCAACTCTTTTGGATCGATTATACTCTTGAAGTTTGACATTATTGTTTCAACTTCTAGGTTTATATTCAGTCCGTATTTTTGGTTGTAGGATATGTATAGGTCTTTAATTGAGTCTAGTGTTTCAGCTGTTACCTTTCCATATTGATACTGTGAAGGTGAGTCTGCTGTAAAAACTATAGGTGTAATTGAGTCCTTCTTTATTGGATCAACTGCATTCATTCTCCCTCTAATTAGATCAACTTCATCAAGGGAGGCAGAACTAAAATCATCAACTTGGATATAATCTGTCCCTTTCTTTTTAGCCATCTCTTTTAGTTTTTGGTTTTGTTTCTTCATATGTGGACTGCTTTTTAATTTAGCTTCAAAGTGTATCTTACGTTTCACCAGGCAAGTCCCTCACCCTTTCGTGTTGTTCTTCATATATAAGGCTTTGTGTTCAAACTGTAGGTATTTTTGGGGTATTTTTTGGCTATGAGAAGTTATTGAAAATCAGTTAAATCTTTGCTAACCTCGATGAATAAAGGGATTGTGAGTAAAATTAGCTGAAAAAAAGAGAAAATTAGAAAAGGCTTAGGTTGAAATTTGGGGGGTAGGTTTTTAGGTATAATTTAAACAGTCTCTGGAAATGCTGATGAATAAAGGATTAACAATAAAGCGCCCCATGTTGGTTAGATAAACTAGAAATTAACTGAGAGGAGGTGAAATCAAATAGTTGAGTTAAGAGGAAAATAGATGAAACTTCTGTAGAGCTTCATAGAGGCATCAAAAATCGATTATCTATATCTGAGTAGTATGTTTGTATTAGTTGAAGGTAGAAGTTGGCTAAAATAGGGTTTATCTTTCGTTTTAAAAAGTAACCCATGTTGACTAGTTAAACCTTAAGTGAACTGATAGGAGTTGTATCGGGAAATAACTGAACAAAGATATAACCCTTTCTTGGATCAACTGGGAGGGTCGGTCAGATCCCTCCCCAGATTAACTAAAATAATTGTCAAAAAAAAAAGATTAACTATTTCTTGGTTGAATCGGAGGAGCCCTTACGGCTCCGACTCACTAACTAAAAAAAAACAATTAATTCAATTCAAAAGTTAGACTCAGTTGGAGCGAAGTGAAACGTAGCGACACTATAATAATATTAATATTCTTTATAACATGGGTAGGTTTATATTTCATTGATTTTCAGTTAGTTAAATAAATAGGTAAGCTAATGGGTTGATTTTTAGGGTTTTAACTATTTAGCTCATCTTTTTACAATTTTTAGTTTATTTTCATGAGCGAAGTGTAACGGAGCGAATCTCTCATAATAATATTAATATTCCTTATAACATGGGTAGGTTTTTGTTAAAGTCTATAAATCAATAAGTTACAATACACGACTCTCATAAACCTATCAAAAATCAACCAAAATATCTAAAGTGGTATAATTATATTGGAAAATAGAGAAAGTGTCTTAAATCGAAGATATGGTACCTTAAATTGAATGTTATAGTTTTTAGTTGAGGCTAAGTTTATCTACTATATAATAACCAAATTAAATAAAATAAATTACACTAAAAAATAAAAAATTGAAAAAGATTTGGTAGTTATGAAAATTTGTGTAACTTTGCAGCGTAAAAAGAAAATAAAACAAATTATGATAGATTTTGAATTGCACCCAGTAGAGGAAAAAATTAAGAACAAAGAAAACATAACCAGTCTTGAAATTACTGAATTAGTTAATTATTACGCTAAGTTAGTTAATGAAGTGCCTAAGAAAGGAAAAACTCATGATCAAATTACTGACTATATATGGGAGGTTTTCAAAATAGGAACCCCAGAGGAGGAGACAGTGGAAACCGGAGCATACGCTGATAGTAAAAATAGAAAAAGAGTTTTATATACATTAACCAGACCTCAGTGGATTAGAATACTTTTTAAGGTGCATAATAAAGGTGTGGGAGAATTACTAAGAGAACGTTTATCAAAATTATTATAAAGATGAGTATACACTTGGTAATGATAAAATTAGAGAATAAGAATGATAGGGTTACTAGTTTAGAGTTAGTTGACCAGATAAACATTCTGAGAAAAGCTGTTGGTAAGAAATCGGAATTAAAGCACAGGAATCTTTTAGCAACAATACGTTCTGAGTTTCCAAATTGTCTTAAAACTGGAGAGGTAACTTTGATTCCAATTACTAGGGAACTACCTAATGGAGGACATAAGAATGATCCTGTTTATGAACTAAATATGACTCAGGCAAAGCAAGTATTACTAAGAGAGTCTGCACCAATTAGAAAAATCGTAATGAATTATTTAGAGACTACAGATATGTTCAATTCCATATTTAAACCAATTGATGTTAGTGGAATCATGGACAATGTAATAAATCGAGTAAATGAGTTGGATGACAAGTTAGAGAAAATTTTAGATAAAAGTGAAGCTATAGTTATAAGTAGTAGCTCTAGTCTGACAAATCCTAAAGGTAGAGTCGAACTGAATAACTTAGTATTGAATTACAGTAAGTTAATAGGAATCTCGCTAACAAATGCTTGGGTAGAAGTTTATAGATATTTAGATCAGCTGTACGGTTTTGATGTGAATAAAATAGACAGCTTGGAGGTTAAAGAAGCAAAGATAGACAAGATTGAAAGATGTGGTTATATTGGACATTCAATTCAAATTATAAAACAACTCATCAATCAAATAAAACCCTAACAATCAATCCTTTAAACACTAATCCAAGCTAGAACTGTGTGAAAAACCTCATGAGTGAAATTATTAAAACCGAAATGACATGGAAAAAGTAATACCGCCAAGATTAATTTCTAGAGATGACAATGACTTTTCAGGATTCCTCTCTTCAATTTCATCCACCCGATTATTCTCAGATTCATATTTCTCAGGACTAAACGCCTTAAGATCTCATCACTCCAATAGCAAAAAGATGACCAACCTAACTCCAGCTATGATTAATTATTTGAAAGAGTGTGGTCCGTTTATTAGGGAGAGAATTGTTGAGTTTCTGGGAATGTTTGATAATTCAGCTTATGAGGCTACCTTAGAAGTTTGTAAAGAATTAGACGAAAGAGAAAAAGAACAGGATTAAAGTATTGATTATCAAGGGTGTTTCCAAAATGGGAAGTCGCTAATTTAAAGCTATAATAATTAATAAAAAAAAAATCAAACAATTAAAACAATGAAAGAGAATAAATTATTAAAAGTATTTGAACATAATGACTTTGGAGCCCTCAGAAGTTATTTATGGAACGATGAGCCTTGGTTTGTTGGTGTAGATGTAGCTAGATCATTGGGCTATAAGAATCCATCTAAAGCACTAATTACTCACTGTGATTCTGAAAAATTTATAAAACAGTATATACCACATATTTCGGGAGTAGGTGGAGTAAGTGTCTTTCTAATAAATCAAACCAATATTATTCGATTAGTAATGAAATCTAAACAAGCAGGGGCAACTAGATTTCAGGATTGGGTGTTTGATGAAGTTATTCCAAGTATATTAACAAAAGGAAGTTATTCAATTAAACCATCATCTAATTCTTCTGTAAAAAGTGAACCAACTAAATATTCCACTTTAGAAGTAGCAGAGAGTTTTGGTTTGATAGAATTTACGATAAACTGTATTTTAAAAGATTTAGGAGTTTTGGAGAAGGATTATTCTTCAGGTGGATGGGTACTAACTGAGAGATTCTTTAATCCCGATCTCGTTGTGGGAGTATGGGTTAGGAAAGATGGTAGAAAGCCTTACTTTAAAACCTATTGGACGGATGCAGGGGTTGAATTTATAAAAGAGTGTATTTTAGGAATGGTATCTAATCGTAACTCTAAGCCGATTCTAGTACCTCAAAATTTACAGGCACACTTAGAGTATAGAACTGATGATAACGATTGAGAAACTAAATAGATTGAAGTTAAACCTGGAGACCTATATAAAGGAGAAACATAATACTTACTTATATCGACACAACATCAAATACCCAATAGATTACGGAAGGTCTAGATACTACATAAGATTCCAAGACAAGCTACTCAAATTAAAGAAAGCACTTGGAGTCTCTTATTTGTATCAACTGAACGAGGAAGAGGAAATAAACAGAGAAGAATTAAAGAGGTTATTTTTCCAGAGTAAGGCTTATTTAGATACATTAAAGCTGCTTCAAGAAATAACTCCTAGGTTTCACTCTGTGTCTGCGCCGAAAGATCTCCTAAATCCATCAACAGAGAAAGCAGAGAAAACTTACGATCCAACTATTAAATTATCGATACATTGGTTTAAGAGTGATTTGATTGGAGAAGCTATGGATCCCTCAGTGTTTAACTTGGTGATTTTTGATGTTTAAAGTTAGGAAATGTGATAAACAGGAGGCATCTCTACCCTACTTAATTTAGGTATGGTTAAATAACTACGATAAAAAGGGAAATCTTCATTATTAAACACGATGAACAGAGGTCTCACACACCACAAATTAATTTATAGAACTTTAAAGAATTACAATTATGAGAAAAGAATTAGAGTCAATTTTTAAAAACAATGAGTTCGGACAATTAAGAACTTTTGTAGACTTAGAGGGAAAACCTTGGATAGCTGGAGTAGATGTAGCTAGAGCCTTAGGTTTCCAAAATCCATCTAATGCGGTTAAAGCTCACTGTAGACCACATAAAACAATCAAACACAGAATGAATAATAGACTCAGTAATGGCAGCTACGAAATTACATTTATCGAGGAATCTAATTTTTACAGGCTAGTTATTAAATCTACATTACCATCTGCAGAAAAGTTTCAAGATTGGGTAGTAGAGGATGTTTTACCTTCATTAAGAGAAACAGGTAAATATGAGATTAAAGAAGAGGTGTCTGAAGAGGAGAAATTGGAAGCTATTAAAAAGGTAACAAAAGAGGATTCGCAAGTTAGCTATTTAATTAAACTGTTAGAAGAAAAGGATCAGGAGTTAATAAAGGCAAAACAGGCTGCATCATTATCTAACTCTGGTTTAATTGGATTCATGATGTTCTCTGCTAAAATAGGATATAGACCTGATACTTTGAGAAGGATGTTAGAAGACCGTAACTTTGATCTAGATAAATACGCATACAGAAGGGATGATTTAGGTGAGGTATTTCTAGATAATTATACGGCGAGAGAGATTGTAGAGTCTATCGGTCGTTCTGTTAGTGATTTCATAAAGAATAACCCAGAATACAAAAGACCTGAAGATGAAACTCTCGCTAAATTTATGATTGCACCACTAGACGCACTTCCATTCTAAACCCAAACTCATGATACTAAAAGAAATAGAAACCAAATACCTTGACAGACCTCCAGATAGATTCGGTATAAATGATGAAGGATTTACTGGAGCTTTACATGTCATTAATAATCCTGAACTAGACTCTGTGGAAACTTTAAACGAACTAATTGAATCAAAGCCAGATGGTATACGATTAGTCTCTAGATTCAAACTTACAAACCTACCCCCAGAGCTCTACGATTATGAACCTTATGACATGTATCGAATTGTGAATGTAGTACCGATGACCTTATTTAAAAGCAACTCAGCGGTTAACTACGGAGCATTAAAAGAAATAACCTACATTAAGAAAGGAAATTATCTACTTGTGAAGCCAAATGAAATCTACACACACTTGACTCATAACGGAGATTTAACTTCACTTGGATACCTCTCACTCCTTCTTAATGTCAACAACCGGGAACTATCCTATGAAATAAAAAAGAGAGGACTTAGATTATTTAACAGAAACCTTAACAAATATTTTAAAGATGAATACAGAAAGTAACACTACTAAGAAATTCGACAACTTAATGATTGATATTGAAACCTTCGGGACTGACTTATGCTCCGTTGTATTATCAATTGCAGCTACGCCTTTTAACGAGACAGAGATAGGAGAGAAGATTTATTTCCACCACCTACCTATAGAATCTCAACTAAAAATGGGAAGAACAATCTCTCAGGAAACTTGGAACTGGTGGTCTGAACAAACTATAAACCCTGTAGCAAAACCAACTAATGGAACAGATTTAGATGCTTACATGATTCTCCTTTCCAACTTTATTTCAGATCTAGAGGATGGACAGGATGAGTTAAGAATATGGTCTAATCCTCCACAGTTTGATATTAAGATTCTAGAGGATATGTATAAGCAAGTTGGTCGTCCTATTCCGTGGAGCCATAGACAAATTTGTGATGTTAGAACCGTGAAGAAACTATTAGGAAAAGATAGATACGCTGAGTTTATGAACAAGGAAGCACATAATCCAGTATCTGATAACGAGTTCCAAATAAAAATAGTTCAGAAGTTTATTAACATGACGAAATAATTGATTAACTTTGCGGGGGTTTACTAAATAGGTGAGCCTCTGCAGTTAAACTTGAATGAGATGTGAACCTGAAAATATTAAATCATGAATTGTTAGGTGGAAATGTGGATAAAGTTACAGCTGACACCTTGATGAGATTTAAAGTCAACAACCTACAAAAAGAAATATATCACAGAGGAACAATGGAAATAAATACAAGCCTATCCGTATCAGTATATTCAATAGCAGCAGCGATACGATACAACTGGATAAACGAGAAATTCAATAACGGAGGACTACATACAAAATCAATAAGGTTAAATGTAGGAGGGGATGCTAGAGATGAACTAACTGTATTCTTTAAATCTCGTGAAGTTGCTGCTGAAAAATACTTAGAGGATGATGATTCAGGAGTTATAATTTACAAAGACAATAAAGGGATGGCTTCTTATAATATTTACGAGGAGTCTTCAGATGTTATGATTGCAGGTGATGAAGAGTTTGTAAAGAAAGTAGCGGATGAGTTAGAGGAAAACTTTGGGAAATCTAGGGTAAATGCTAAGTGGTACTATAACAAGAATGAGTATGTAACAATTCCTGTAAACACTAACAATATACCTACGACAGAATCTTACCCATTTTTGAGAGGAGAGAAACTTGAGGATTACTTTGATAGATTTATGAGCTCAGATGCAAATGTTCTATTATTATATGGTAAGCCGGGATTAGGGAAGAGTTCGTTTATTAAAGCTTTACTGAATCATACAAAAGGTACACCGGTAGTTTCTTACAATTACGAGCTATTATATGATGATTCTTTATTTGCTCAGTTTATGGAAGACTCTAAATCACGTTTCTTTATTCTAGAGGATGCTGATACATTACTTAAAGATAGAGCTAAGAATGATAACCACGTGATGCAGAAATTCTTAAACTTGGGAGATGGGATACTATCAAATAAGAAAAAGAAAATAATCATCACAACTAACTTAGAAAACTTGAGCTCAATAGACCCAGCATTAACTAGACCTGGTAGATGTTTTGATGCTTTAGAGTTTACGCCACTTACAAAAGAACAAGCACTAAAACTAAACCCATCATTACAGTTAGAACAGGAGGAATATACATTAGCTGAGATTTATAATGATAAGAAGACTGAAGTGACTGGTGATTCAAAGAAAGTGGGTTTTAGATAAGGAGATTATGAATTTAGAAGAGATAAGAAAAGAGTGGATTAATCTAAATGGGAAAGTAATCCAAGCCTGCAGAATGAGGAAGAATGGAACTTTAACCTGGGATGAATACTTAGCTGCTGGAGGAAAAAGAATAGAGGAGTTAAGAAAGATGTGGAATAGTTTAAGTCCTGAAGTGATAATTTATAAAGGTAAGTCATAATGACAAACAAAGAAAAGAGAAGAGATGATTTCGCTAAGTCTTTAAGGAGAGCTGTGATTATGATGGAGTATTACCACTATTTTTCAGCCAGAGAGACTAATGCAGAACTTTTAAAGGGAGAAACATGTACACCTCAGGAAGCAGAAAACTTAGCTAAACTCGCTCAACTACTAATAAAAGACAGAGAAGTTTCACCATCAGAGTTTATTAGAGAGCCTGACGATTTAGCTAATAAAGTTCTAGAGTATGATGGGAAGATGATTAAGATGAGACATAGATTAGAGATAAATGGTATAGATGAAGAAGTCTTAAACCAGCTATGTAAAGATGTAGAAGAGAAAGATGAAGAAGTTATACCGGGAATGAGAATGTACGCTCAGGCTATCGGTTATTTCTTAAAGGTTCACTTAGATTACCTCATCGACAAAGCGTTCACAAAAGGACAAATGAATGCGTGTTATCTATACTATACCTCAAAGCCACCCTTCATACCTAAGAACTTGTACATGGTGAGTAGGAGGTTGGTGAGAGACTTGTTAAATTATTATGATAAAATATGGAATGGGAAGACTTTAATGAAAACGACATAAACTGGCCTATAAAGAAAGGTGAGAAAGTTTACCACTATTTATTTGGTTGGGGCGAAGTAACTGATTATTATGTATGCAATGTTAGGTGGTGGAGAGCTGAGATAGGTGTAACATTTGAGGGTGAAGATAAGCCTAGATGGTTCAACCCTATTGGTAAGCCTGTTAAATGTAATGCTTGGAGAGAAGATATAAGAGTAGAACTTTCCAAAACAGAATACAGTAAACCCGAGGATATACCAATAATGAGTATAGAGGAGTATCACAAGAAGATGGGTCCACTATTAAATGAAGAAGGTGAAGCTAAAGAATCTAGGAATGAGGAATATTTAAAGAATGTAGAGATAGTTAAAGTTTAGGATTTAAGGTTTACAACAATTTTAGCGAAAACCCTTCTGAGAGTTAATGATTGGAATGGGGGTGATTTCAAGTCATACCATAACTGTAAAACTTTTAACACTTGTAGAACTAATAAAAAAAAATAGAACAATGACAGAACTTATTAAAATTACAACAAATGAAGATGGAAGCCAAGTAGTATCAGCCAGAGAACTTCATAAATTTTTAGAGAGTAGAAGAGATTTTCCAACATGGATCAAAGACCGAATAGGTAAGTACGGATTTGTTGAAAATCAGGACTTTGAGGTTTTCCACAATTTCGGGGAAAACCCCTCTGGGGGTAGACCGTTAAAGGAATATGCACTAACTTTAGATATGGCTAAGGAGCTTGCGATGGTTGAGGGAAATGAAAAGGGAAGACAAGCTAGGAGATACTTTATAGAGTGTGAAAAGAAGTTAAAAGAAGTAATAACTAAACCAATGACAACCGCTCAAATGTTTGCTCTTCAGGCTCAGGCTTTATTGGAAATTGAACAGAGACAAAACGAGCAGGATGAGAGAATTAGAAGATTGGAAGAAAATCAAAGAGAAAACGAAGCTGCACTAAAAGCTATTCCATTTGAAGACGTAACTTTACCTGAGCTTCCAGAGAGACAACAAATAAACCAATTAGCAAGATTATATGCTGGGTCTACTGGAGTTAATTACAGAGAGGTTTGGAATAAGGTTTATCAAGAACTTTACTACAGATACAGTATTTCAATAAGAGCTCATAAAAAGAATCTAGGCGAAACAAGTTATTTAGATGTGGCTGAGAGAATTGGTTGCCTAGATAAAATAAAGAATATACTAAATCACCTAATAAGTAAACTAGAATTAAAATACCAATGAGAGCAGTAAAAGTAAAAATAAGAGTGAAGGATGGATATATTTTTGGCACTACCCCTTCAACGCACGAATTTCTAGGATCTATTATATTTACTAACGATGGAGAATTAATAGTAGATACGGGACAAATTCCAGGAGAGTATATTTTGTTTTATGACTACCACTTTGGATACGTAAGCGATGATAAGACTGGTGGGGAAATACAGGAGATTAAGAGAGATGAGTTTGACTACGATAAGGCGTACCACTTAGTTTTAGATGATGAAGGGATACCTATGATGATGAATGGAAAGATAGTCTTAATGGCAAACTATGATGGACTAGAGGTTGAGTTAAATAATTTAGAACCAACTAGTTAGACTTTATGACCGGCTAGAGTTAGAGTGTAAAGACTTATAGGTAGAGAAGAAACTTTTTGACATGAGTAAATTAACTAACATATTTCAGAACGGAGAACTCAATGAATATACTATCGTAAAGACTCCGCTTGAAATAATAAATAAACTACTTGCCATGGGAGCTATATCACCTACTCATGACTATATAAAGAATGGGTATTTTGAGAAAGGTGAAGATGGCAAGTATATATTAACAGAAAAAGCTAAAACCGAATTATTATGACAAAAGATATTCAACAAGAACTCGACTATATAGCAAGTAGCCAGTTCAAATTAGGGGAATACATTTATATGGGAATGGGCTATGTTGGAGATCACGAAGTATGTATTTCAGTAGGTTATAAGATCGACTACTCATTAAAGAAAGCTAGACAATTTGAAGAGGCGGATCCAAATGTGAAGTTGACTCATATTAACAAGGTAAAAGTAGGAAAATTGGTAAAGGAGAAGAGATTTGAGATAACGGAATAATAAATTACACAACAAATAAACTAAATTATGGAAGTACTAACATTAAAGGAAGAGAGTGGCGAACTAAGAATGTCAAGTAGAGAGATAGCAGAGTTAGCTGGAAAGCAGCACTACCATGTTATGAGAGATATTCGAAATATGGAGCCTGCGTGGGAGAAAATCACTGCATCCAAATTTGGATTGAGTGAATATATAGATTCAACGGGTAGGAAACTCCCAGAATATCAACTAACTAAAGATGAGACCTTATATGTCGTAACTAAGTACAATGATGAAACGAGGGCTAAACTTATAATGAGATGGAAGCAACTTGAGGTGGAGAATATGGAATTAAAATCTAAACTCAACTCCAAGACTTACACTATTCCCGAAGATTACGCTGAGGCTTTACTTAGAATCGTTGATCATGTGAGAACTGAAAAAGAGTTAACAAGTAAGATTAAAGAAGATGCACCTAAGGTAGAATACTATACTAAGGTAATGGCTTCAACAGATACAGTTACTGCAACGACTATCGCTAAAGACTACGGAATGACAGCTGCTAAATTTAATGCTTTGTTACATAATTTAGGTGTGCAATTTAAGCAAGACGGACAGTGGGTTCTTTATCATAAATACCAAAACAAAGGATACACTAAATCTGAGACTATTCCAATTCAAAGATTTCCAGGAGTTCTAGGTTCAGCTACTTCAACTAAATGGACCCAGGTAGGTAGAGAATTCTTATATAACTTTCTAAAGGCTAATAACATAGTTCCAGAAAGTGAGAAGAAGACTAAGACAATTAAGAAAAAGAAATAAACAAGAAAAATACATTATAATTAACTTTTTAAATTTTATACATCATGAGTTTTGATTTTAACAGCTTTTTAGAGCAACTAGAAAAAGACACAACACCAAAAGAAAGAAAACAAACAGGAAGTTATAACGACATTCCAAAAGCAGAGAAATTAACAAAGGTATACATGAGCACTCCAGATTCATTCGGTACAATCTACGGAGTTCCTATGGTTACAGACAGTGGTTCACCTGCAGTTTCAGTATCTGGAGTAAAAGAGGTGAAACTAACACTTAATGAAGATGACAAATTCGCAAGATGGGTAAGAATCCTCCCTCAGAACTTCTATAAATTTGAACCAGGAAGTAAGGAGGAAGCTTTGTATGGAGAGGTAGTATCTTTGCATGACAGACTAGTTAAAGAGGAAGTATCTTGGAAATTAGTGAGAAACAGAAATTACTTCTTAACTTACCTATACGTGCTTAAACATAAAAACCTAGCGGGGGAGATCCCTAATGAAAGCTGCCCTTGTTTATTTATATTTGATCACAATAGAGCAGCTCAAGCATTCCAAGCAGAGATTAAAGCGAAGAGTGAATTAGCTGGTGGTGGATTTAACTGGACACAAAAGTTCTTCACTAACGAAATTAACGATAGAAAAGGACTTATGATCATTAACTACTACAAAGATAAAGGAGTATGGACAAGTACAGTTAATTTGGCGTCTATTACAGAGGATCACTATGGATTAACAAATGGTCAGCCTTCAGTTAATATTCCAGAGGCTTCAGCTAAAGTATTCCACGATCCAGTTAATGACCTTCTTGGAGTATCTAAAGCGGATGATAGATTTGACTACGACTTCTATGTTAAGGTTAAAGCTAAAATGCAAGAGATGTTAGGTAATGCTGCAAACTTAGTAGAACCTTCCCAGCAAACTTTTAGTGCACCTCAGCAAGTAACAACAACACCAACACCACCAGTAAATAACGAAGATGCCCCTTTCTAATAACACAGCCAGATATAAGTATGCTTTCATTGACGCACAGCTATACTTAACTAGAAACTGGATGATGTTAAAGGATAAACCCGGGTATCACGATCAGAAATTATTAAAGTCGTTCATACAAAGTATTATTAAGCTTGTTCGAGAGGAGGTAACTGCAGATAATGTGGTCCTCCTTTGGGATAAGTCTCCATACTATAAAACAAGAAACCTAAGTGACTACAAGGGTGACAGAGATTATAGAGGAGAGGAGAGTATTACTGAGGATATGACTGAAGAGGAAAAAGCTGAACTTAAAAAGAAGACAGAGCAATTCCAAAGCAGGCAGCGAGTTAAGTATAAATTAGTGTCTGACTCTGCTAAACTTGGATTCCCTTCTATTATACTTTCAGGCTTTGAGGCAGACGACTTTGCTTATATAGTTTCTAGGAGTAAGCTGGTTAATGAAAGTGAAGAAAAGTCAGTACTCGTTTCAAAAGACTCAGATTGGGTAGCTTGTGTGACTCCAAAGGTTGACTTCTACAGAATTACAAAAACTAGGGAGATCTATGTTTATGAAGATGCTCTAGATAAGTATGAAGGAATGGATCTTTACGAGTATAACAGTATCTATCAATCTCTATACGGATCTCACAATTACCTTAAGAATAACAGAAACCCTGAGATAATACTTGATGGGATTCTGCATGTTAAGGGTTTGATAGGAGAAGATAACTATAGCTTTACTAAGGATAAGGAATTGTTTTTACTACAGCTAGAATCATTTAGAGTTGAGGATAACCCAGAGTATAATAAAGCAGACTGGCTAGTTAATAATATACCCTTGAAAGCAGAATATCCAGATGAGAATGCGTTTAATCAGTACTGTATAGACAACTTCTTAGACTTAAATTACAGCTACTACAAGGGATACTTAAAAGCTTTGAATCGATGAAATACTTGATAACAGGCGACATCCACATAGATAAATACAATAGGTATAACGTCACGGAGAACTCTAGATTTAACCAGTTTAGAGATCTCCCTGACCTTTATGTGAATGTAGCTAAGAAATATGGAATTAAGACTATCTTTTTAGCAGGAGACATCTTAAATAAACCAATCAACCCTCCTCAAGTAAATCTATTAGTAAGGGAGTTTTTCGATAAGCTATGTGATTACTTTGACAGGATCTACATAACTATTGGAAACCATGACGCTAACTCACCTGTACCAACCCCAGACGTAACTGACCTGACACTTTATTTCGATTATAGAGGGAAGGTTAAATATGTGCATCAAGGTTATGTAGAGGATGAAGGACATGTTACTTATTTGCAGGATTACATTAGAGGAGAAGAAATTCCAACACCAGAGAAGAAAGTAGATTTAATGATAGGTCACGTAACTCTGGGGAATGAACAGTTTAAGGGCCAAAGTCTCGATATCACAAAGTTTCATACAGGAATTTTTGGAGATATACATAAGATAGTTCAGGTTAATAATTGCCACTCTATAGGTCCTCCAGTTCAAGTTAAGGTAGATGAAGAGGATTACGGACAGGTAGTAGTTTATGATACAGCGACTAGAGAGTTCTTCCGTGAGCCTTTAGATCCTTCTGGTAAAATCCTCTCTAAAATGGTATATACATCAGATAGGGAGAAAGTTGGACCAGATATTGAAACAAACACTTACTACGTCTATAAACCATCAGGAGCCAAATCACATAACCATAAAGTAGATACCTCAGATTGGAATAGAATAGAGGAGCTTATAGATAAAGTAATGGAGTCTCAGAATTTAAAAGGTCTCCACGATATGCTTAAGGAAAAGGTTATTTACAATCCGATTAACTTTGATTTTGAACTTAAGAATATCTCCATTAGAAACTACCGAAGCATTAAAGAACTAGACTATGAATTTTCACCTAAGACGCTTGTACTGGGAGAGAATGGTTCAGGTAAGAGTTCGTTTTTAGATGCATTGGTTATAGGTTTACAAGGAGATAGAAGTTTAAAGGATTCAGTTAAGATTGGGGAAGATGAATGTAGAATAGAGCTTAACTTGAATTACGAAGGGGTTAACTATAAGATTGTAAGAAACTCCCATGCTACAGACGAGTTACACGTAGATGGAGTTAAACAAGATTACGCTAAGGCTATTGAAGTCCAGCCAGATATTGTTAACCGACTTCCTTTTATTGAGTATCTTGACAGCATGGTGATTGACTCTAAGGTTGTTTCTCTCCTAGGTAAAATGAACTCAGTAAGAAGAATTGACCTATTATCTAAACACTATAAACTGGACGTCCTAGATAAATTTAAAGATGCTTGTGATATCCTAAAAGATTCTATTCACTACACCCATAAAGAATTAGAAGAGGAGGTAGCGAGAATAGAGTCTAACCTTGAAATGAGAAAGAGAGATTTAGGGGAATACGGTGAAGTTAAATTGCTTACAGAAGACGAAATACTTGACCTTAATAACCAGATAACCTCTCTTAAAAATAAAATAAGTTCGTACAATGCATTTCTAAAGTTCCAGAGCGATAAGAGAATAATAGAGTCACAGATAGAAAATGATAAAACAACCCTATCCACTCTAAGATCTCAAATAAAGGAGCCGTCTGAAAATAACCTAGAAGAACTTAAAGAGAGGCTTAGAGATTTTTCAGGAGTAGAGAGTAAAGTTAATGAGGCAAAGACACTTGGAATGATGAAAGCTAAGGAGCTAGAAGGGGTGAAATCCAGAAGAGAATCCTTAGAAAACCAAACAATACCTAAATGCTCAAGTTGTAATCAGGATATAGGGCGGGAACTTCACCTTAGAAATATAGAGGAGTTAAAGAATCAGGAAGCTAAACTAAATGAGGAATTAACTAATCTAAGAGGCGAATATAAACTGCATAATGATAGGCTTAAGGAACTAGGAGATAAAGAAGCTATACAGGAGGAGATTACTAAGATTTCCACAGAGCTTTCAGTTTATCAATCTTTAAAGTCACAATTAGAGGGCACAGAGATACGCCTAAAATCTAATGAAAATAAACTTACAGAGCTTTTACTATCTAATACTGAGAACGTAGCTGAAATCGATGTAAATGACGCTACTAACCAGATATTAACTCTACAAGGAAAACTAAAAGAGAATGATAGGTTAAAATCACTAAGGTCAGAGGTTATCCAGTTAGAGGAGAGCTTAGTGCTTAAATCTGATGAACTTGTTAAACTATCTAAGGATCTAACGGTTTATGAGAAGTATAGTAAGCTAATGGATAAAGATGGACTAATTTACACTGAGATCTTAAATAGACTCACTGAGAATTTTACTAATGAGATGTTTGAATTTAAGACCACCTCAACTAGAAAGAACGGAAGGGAGTTTTCAGATCTATCAGTTAAGTTTAATGTTAATTCTCACTTCATAGATTACGAAAACTTATCATCTGGACAAAAGACTCTGTGCGACATTTACTTCTTATATCGTTCTATTTTAGGTTCTGGACTTTTAATTTTCGATGAGTTCTTAAAATATCTAGACAAGGATAACTTAGATGTAGCTGTGAATATGCTTACTCAAATGAATGTAGGGGTAATGCTTATTGCTACTCATACAGATAACTTTACAATGGATTCAGGTAAGATTTTATTTGAGTTGACATCTGAGGGTAGTAAAGTTCATTATCTTAATTAATTTTCGTATATTTGCAGAGGCTTACTCAAAGTTGAGGAGGGGTTGGGTTAGCCGAAATCTCAGCTGATCTATATACCATCAACCAAGGAGAATTTTCTCTCGTTGAGTATTTTTAGTAGGCGTGGTAGGTTTACAACAAATCTGGCGAAAACTTAATAAATAAAACAACAATGGAATTAGAAATTTAGATAGAATTAAAGCGGAAAAAGACGGAGTTAAAAAGTCAAGCAGAGAGAGGATATGGGAAAGAACGACTGGGAAAAATTTCCTTCTCGTTAATTATTAAAAAGTTACAAAAAAAAATAAAACAATTATAAGATTATGAACGAACTAATTAAAATCACAGAACAAAACGGACAACAAGTAGTATCTGCTAGAGAACTTCATAAATTTTTAGAGAGCAGAAGAGATTTTTCAAACTGGATCAAAGATAGAATAGAGAAGTATGAATTCATTGAAAATCAGGACTATCAATTGCTCAACAATTTTGGCGAGCAAACAGGAAGAGGAGGACACAATAAAAAGGAATATGCACTAACTTTAGATATGGCTAAAGAGCTTGCGATGGTTG